ATGTTTGAAAAAACAGTAGATGGAGACATTATCACAATCCGAACCACTCATGGAAGAATATTAACACTACTACAAAGTGCAATTAATGCAAGAATAGAAATGAATAATAGAAGAAAAACTGAAAAAGATGTTAATTTTGCAGAATACTGTGAAAGAGAAAACGAGTCGCTTGAGGAATATCTTAAAGTAATCAACAGTTAATCAATTTAAAATAAAAAATTAACCAAGGGGGAAGTATTAATGAAACTAAATTTAAGAAGAACTGAAGAACTGAAGGAAGAGAAAACCCAAAGAGATGACTTCAATCAGAAGTGGTACGAGTTGTTAATTAATAATAAGCTAGAAAATATGTTAGAATTCGAGAAAATTGCAGAAAATAGCGTATCTGAAGTGTTGACAATAATGCAGTATAGAAATATTTTAAAATCTAGAGGTCGTGGACAAGATATAACTTTAAATAATTTATTGGATTGCCAAATAAAAGAGGAAAGTCATTTATTGAATACATTGCAGGAAATGTTTCTTGAGCCAATTTCAAATGGGCAAATTGAGTATTTCTATAAGAAAGCATCTGAAAAGTACAATGACATGAATGAAGCGTTTAGAGTGTTATATAAAAGAAGGTTAGAGGATCAAGGGCTAAGGTTTATGAGTATAGTTTTGACTATATAAAAACTTAATAGAATGCGAGTTTTATTGTCTTGTCACCTTATAAAAACACAGTAAAACAAAGGAAAACAGAGTAAATAAAAGTAGTTAATATTCAAGGAAACAAGAAAACTAAATAAAAAAGAGTTATCTAAGCTCAACAGAATAGGTAACTCTTTAAGATATATTAATTAATAATAAATATTTCAAAATACACTTGACAATAATAGTACAAGCATGATACAATAGGTATATATGGGTATATCTAGATGGACGTACCTCTGGCGATATTAAAGTTTCTATACTCCTATATTACACTAATTACATCCAACTGTCAAGCATTATTTAAAAGTTTTTTAAAAAGTTTTTTCGAGCATCAAGCTGAACTCAATTCAGGGTGTAGCTACTAAATATAAATATTAATAAAATAAAGGGAGGAATTGTTAATGAGAAAAAATAAAAACTGGATTGAATTATTTGATGAAGAAGAATTAATAAAATCAGAGGTATTACTTAAAGGGCAAAATGAACTTGACCTTAGTGGATTAGGAATTCCAAGCAAAGAAGAAATAAAGGAAATGATTGATTATTTAGATGTAGATTCTAGTAACTTATATTATTTTCATAGTGATATTACTTCATTATTTTACTATATTGATGAGGAAGAGTTTATTTATATAAAAATACCACCTACATCATTAGAAGCAATGAACTTTATAAATGCTAAAAAAATAGTAGGTAGAATTATAAAAAAACAAGCAAAATATATGGACAATGGCGATTATAATGGAGTATTCAATCTGATAGAAACTAAGTATAAAATTGAAGCATTTTTGCAACTATTAAATCTGTACAAGCATAATATGGTTTTAATTAAACCAGAAGAATTATTTGAAATATTTTCAGATGTATACACTCTTTCTGAATTTGGATTTAATGAATTTAATAAAGAAGACTTTTTACTATTATTTTCTATGAATACTAATAATGACTATAAAAGCAACATTGAAAAAGATGGTAATGGATATGTAACTATATATAGAGGTGAGGGAGAGCAATCTTCTCCATTGGATGAGGCTTATAGTTGGACATTAGATAAAGATAAAGCTGAATGGTTTGCTAATAGATATGATACAGAGGAGGTTTGTAGAGTATATCAAGCAAAAGTTCACATTGATAATATCAAGGCTTATTTTGAAGATAGAGGAGAAGAGGAAGTGATTGTTTTTCCTGAAGATGTTGTAGATGTTCAAGTAATATTAGAGAAAAGTTGGTGTTAGCTTCCTTTAAATAGGAAAGCTTTTACATACTAAAATAATAAAAAATCAAGGAGGAATTTATTATGGCTAGAAAAAATAATTTTGTTGAATTGGTTAAACTGGATCAAACCAATTTAGAAGAAAATTTCAAAGTGGTAAATGTTACAGATGATAATATCACAAGAGCATCAAGCTATGATTTTCTAACAAAAGCATTAGAAGTTTATAAGGGTAGAAAATTTGAAAACAATGAAAGAGTTACAGAGTACATAAAAGTTAATTTATCAAAAGATGAAGAAATAGCAAGGCAACAATGGTTTGATGGTATCGAATACGAGGGACATAACTATAAAGCATGGTTTGCAACTGTAGGTGGCATGAAGAAAGATGAAAGTGGTATATGTGACACTATATTTATAAGAGAAGATTATCAGGATTTCGCAGATAAGGTTGAGGATTTAGTTTCACTAGGTAAGTTTAAAGAGTTAGAAGGGAAAGAAATTTGCATCAACAAAGATGTATTATCCCGACTAAGCCTTATAACATCCGATTTAATAGGTGAAATAGATTTACCTAACTTTATAGTATTACCAACGGCAACATTAGATTATATAGAAGATTATAAAACGGTTAAGCCTATAAGGTATAAAGAAATAAATGATGAAGGTGTGGAAGTGGACAAGGTAGATTATGAATTGGTTGATTATCACTTTGACACTAACAAAAGAGATAAGAATGGCGATCCAATAGATGAAATCGAGTGTTTTGATGGCGGAGGAATAGCAACGCCAGAAGTATTTGAATCTATTAGAAAGTCTATGGGAGTTGATTATCCTATAGAATTTAGCATTATTAGAGGTTATGGTATGGCAACGAAGGGGTTAATCACTAAGTTTGACATAATAGGTTACTTAGATAGTCAATATAAAGGCGATACGCCTTATTTAAGACGAGTAAATGGTCAATATGAGTTATTGGACAGGTGGGGAGACTTTAGACCAGTAACGGCTAATACAATGCTTTTAAATGATAGCATGGTTAAACTAGCGAAGTATTTTGATAGTATGGAAGAATATTTAGAAAGAGTCAATAGTGTTGAAGATAAATATAAGAATTTGCTCAATAAATTGTACATAACTAAGATAAATAAAAAAGATAATCAATTAAGCGACTATAGAAGAACCAACTATCAATTAATAAATGCATTGGCATTAACCCCACAGGAATATAAGGTGTTGGCAGAGCAAGACTATCAGATGTTAAAAAAGATTATAAGACCCTTTGATAAGGCAGTATCTAAAACTAGCAATAATGAATTTGTAATTAATACGGATTACATTAAATTATTCTTTAAAAATATTGTAGATGAAGATATTTCTGAAGAAGATGTAGACTATCAAGAAAAATTACATAAAGCATTAGATGGAAGTATAGTTGATAAGGTCAATGAATTGATAAGTTTAGACGAGGACTTTGTTAGACTAGACATGGTAAAAAGAAGTTTAGGTAGTTTAGTTGAAAAGAAAGTTAGGCAATTAGCAAGTGGAAAGGTAACTGTAAAAGGAAAATATCAATATATGGCTTGTTGTCCTATATCATATATAAATTTTGCAATGTATAGAAACCAAGGCAATGATGGACTCGCAAAGGATCAGTTTTATAGTGCAGATTGTGAAGATGGAGATATAAGAACTATATCAAGAAATCCATTGTCGGCTTATTCAGAGGTACATAATGTAGAATTTACTAGAAACAATTTCTTTGATAAATGGCTAAGTCATTGTAGAGAATTAATATATTTCAATCAAAAATCAGATATGCAGAATCTATTATCATCTGCGGACTTTGATGGAGATGGCTTATTACAAATAGATAATGACATTATTAGAAATGCAGTAGTTACTCCTAGGGACGGTAAATATTTTATTACCCTATCCGATAGGAAACAAAAGAAATTGCATTACAATGCAGAAAACAGGTTTATTAGTACATATGAAGCAAGTGGGAATCTAATAGGTAAAATAGCATTAAAAGCAGCTAATGTTAATAGCAACTGTCAAAATGTACCCGACCTATATGATAACATCAATAAAAAATTCTTGAATTGGAATGAATTATGGGCAGAGTTTGAAGCAGAAGGTAAGACTCAAGAAGAATTAAGCGATTATATTAAGGCAAAATTAAAAGATGAGGAATTTTCTTATGGAGTTAAAATGGGACAAGAGCTAAAGGATAGAATGATTGAAAAGTTTTATGAGTATGAAAAAGAAATATATATTATACTCTACAACTCCATGAAGGCTATTGATGCTACTAAGACCTTAGTATTTCCAGATAAAGCGGACATGGAAATCATAGATAGTAAGTATTTTAAGAAAGTTGATTTTCTTAGATATAAAGAAGCTAAAGAAGATGTTATAAATAAAGATTATATATACACTTATTCATTACTAGATAGATTTGCTAAGAGAGTTCAGGATGATTTATTGAATACTATAGAATCACGAGCAAGTAGTTTTAGAGATAGAGCCGATGTAATCCAAGGTAAATTTATAAATGATGAATATAGCAAAGAAATTTATAACCTCTGTAATACAGAAATTCAGAGATTATATAAAAAATATACCGATGAAAGAAGTGCTATATACAACTCATATAGTAGCAAGAAAAAAGCCCTAGACAGTGAAAAGTATTTTAGACAAAATTCAGGAAACTGGTATTGGTATGATGACGATTGGTATATGGGCGTTATTGCAGATGCTAAAGAAGAAAGAAACAAAGGTTATAAGGAATTAGACAAGAAATATATTCCTCTAGCAGATGAAATAATTAAGCAATTTGATTTAGCTACTATTTGTCAATGTATAGCAGATATGAAGAATTGCACAGAAAACTTTATAATATCCCTATTCTGGAAGTGTTTCGAGTTTATTAATACTGATGATAAAGTTAGAATTATTTATAAGAAAGATGATGCAGGGGATATATTATTCTTGCATGAACGATATAAAGCTATTGCAGTTAAGGGATTTGATAATAGTAATGTCGTGGATAGAATTGCAAAGGATGATTTAATTAAAAGGAATATGGAGAAGCGTATTAGGTTTAGAATGAGCGACAAAAGTATCATAAGGGAAATTGAAGAAGATTTAAAACTAGGTCGAGTTTATGAATTAAATTTGAATGATGTAAGAGTTAAAGTCTTTGATGATTTTGCAGATTTAACTAAAGGACAAAAGATATTAAAAATAACAAGTTTTGAGAAAAGAAAAGACGGAAGGTATAGCATTACTGATAAAAGTTTTGGTGCTTATATTCAAGCATAGTAGGATAGATAGGACAACGGGCAAAAACCGCCCGTCGTCTAATTCTAGTGAAGGATGGATAGAGTTAATAAAATATAAATTAAAATTTAGGAGGAACGGTTTATGAATTATGAAGATAGAATGATAATTATGGGTGAAATGGCTACAAAAATTGAGGACAAACTAAAGGCAATTTTAAGACTTAGAACAAGTATTAGTTATACATCTAGTAGCTTTGAAGTTTGTTTATACTCAAGTGACTATGATTATTACAAATTAAATTTAAAATATACTGATGAATTAACTTCAGATAATTATGCTTATATAGCAATTGAAGCATTTAGAGATGCATTGTTAGGCAAAGACGAAAAAGGTTATGTTACTTTCTACAAAGCATCTACAATAGAAAAGTTTATACAAGAATTAATAAAAGAGTATAAAGCCGAAGATTTAATTTACATAAGAGATGGAGAATTATGGGGTGATTTTGAAAATCAATATATTCCAGTTGAGTACATAAAAGATGTTCACTACAACGAAGAGGAAGGCATATTAGCAATTGTTGAATATGACTTAGATGAAAGATATAGATATGAGATAAACTTTAAAAATAGTACAGTTGAGCAGGTTGATATTAATGAAAGATTATCTGTTTTAAGGGGGAATTGCTAATATGAAAACCTTAGACAATATAAAGAAGTCGATATATGAAAGTGAAGCAATCATTAAGACAAATGAAAATTCGGTCGGTATTAGTCTCTGGAGCATAGGCAATGAACTTAAGTACATAAGAGATAACAAAACATATGAGGAAAAGGGTTATTGTAGTTTTCAAGAATATACAGAAACAGAGTTGAATTATAAAAAGAGCCATGTTTATAATTTTATTACAATAGCAGAAAATTATAATGTCCAATCGATTGGAAAAGTAGGTAATTTAGGTATTAATAAATTATTATCCTTATCAAAATTATCAGAAGGTGTAAGGGAAGAGTTTATAGAAGATAATCAGGTGGAGGATATGACGACAAGAGAATTACAACAAGTTATTAAAGAGAAAAAGGCATTAGAAAAAGAGAATGAAGAATTAAAAAACAAACCATCAGAAATTATAGAAATTGACAAAACTGATTACAAAGCTATTGATAAATTAAAACAAGAGTTAGAGAGTAAAAACAATCTATATAGAATTGCAAAAGAAAAAGAAGAAATTTACAAGAATCAATTAGAAACATATCAGAATCAACTAGCCTTATATGAAAAAGATAGTCAAAAATACAAAGATTTAACTAGACAGATTGAACTACTAACTAAAGAGAAAGATGATATAGGTAGAGCTGTAAAATCTGCAACAGAATTAAGTGGATATGTATACAAAATAGAAACCTTTATAAAACAAGAATTAGCACCAATTAAATATTCTAGAGCATTAATAGAGAGTAGTGAAAACAAAGTTGTAATGGATAATGTAAGGCAAATTGTGGAAGTGGTGAGAGAGTGGTGCAATGAAATGGATAGTTATTTAACAGGTAACAAACAAAATATAATTTATGCGGAGAATGTGATGTAAGTTAAGGGTCTGGGGTTTTTAGCCCCACCCTTGCAATGAAAATAGACGGAACAAAATTGTTCCGTCTTAGAAAATCAAGTGTCCCCAATTTTGGGGAGTGGAAAAAGTTCATAGTTAAAATAGATGAGGTCGGTTTGGACTATGAGTCCATTCCGTTAAATTATCAAAGTCTACACATTTAACGATTAATAACACAGAAATTTTACATATAATAATGGCTATAAATACACATTTACAAATAATAAAAGTTAATCGAGTTGGTGTATCGTGTATTATATTGTCTTATCAATGTGGTTGATAAGAATGTCTTAACGATGCTATCGTTATGGGTTTGAGCCATCTCGGTCGACCACGAAATTATTAAATGTTCATAATGAACATTTAGAAAAACGTTTATTACATTATGTAAGTAACGTTCTGTTCTTTTAGAACATTATAAAATAGAAAGGTGGTAATCGTATATGTATAGAGAAAATAGAAATAGACAAAGTTTTTACGTCATCAGAGGAATAGGAATGGTTAATTATTTAGTAAGACAAGGCTTCGACTTAATTAAAGTAGAAGATGACAAAGACAAGCCAGAATTCAAAGTATTTCTATTTAATAATACACCAGAGTTAAGGGAAGCGATGGGAGGATATAAAAGTAGGTAAGCGAAAACAATAATCGAAAGGGGAATGTATATGAGAGTAAGCGAACTTGTAACAACTGATGAAATAAAGAAGTGGAAAAATGGAGATATAATAGCTATAAAAGCAGGAACGGGTAGAGGGAAATCATATTTAATTAAAAATATTTTATATGGTTTTGCAAAGGGGTTACATAATAATAAAAAAATATTAATGTTAATACATAGGGTAAACTGTATAAATCAATTTCAAAAGGAAATAGAGGATGATAATAAAACGGATGTTATAAAAATAGATTCCTACCAATCTTTAGAGTTTAAGATTAAGAATGGGATTAAAATAGATTTTTCTGAATATGCTTACATAGTATGCGATGAATTTCACTATTTTATGAGTGATGCAGCTTTCAATAAAACAACGGATATATCATTAAACACAATATTAGAACAATCGAATAAAATAAGGATATTCATGTCGGCTACTGGTGATTATATGAAAAATTATATCAATAATATTAAAGGCTTAGATACAATTAATTATGAATTGCCAATTGATTATGATTTTATAAAGAAATTAACATTCTTTGATAAAGATGAGACAATGGAAAAATTTATTGAAGAAGCGATAGAAAAAGGTGATAAAGGAATATTCTTTGTTCAAAAGGCCCAAAAAGCATATGAATTACATAAGAAATATCCCGAGCATACTCTGTTTAATTGTAGCGAAAGTAACAACAAAGGTTATTATAAATATGTCAATAAAGATAAAATTAGTAAAATGTTAGCTGATGAAGGCTTTGAAGAGCAAATATTAATCACTACTACAACAATGGACGCAGGAGTTAATATTACAGATACAGATGTTAAACATATAGTTTGTGATATTGAAGATGTAGGTTCACTTATCCAATGCATAGGTAGAAGAAGAATAAGCCATAAAATCAAAGATGATGGAATCTATCTTTATATTAAAAACAGGAGCAACAAGCAACTAGGGGGCAGAAAGACTCAAACGAACGACAAGATTAAAAGAGCAGAGTATTTTAAGAAGTATGGAGAAATTGAATATGTAAAGAAACATGGTAGAGATCCAGATAATAATGCTATTGTTTATGAAGAAGTTAATGCAGATGAAACTGGTATATATAAAAAAATAAATGATATGGCTTATTATAAATCTCTTATTGATATAGCAATAATTGAAGAAATGATAGAAAATAGTTATATTACATATATTAGTAAATTATTCAATAAAAGATACAGAACATTGAAGGAAGAGTACGAGAGAGAAAAGTTAGAAAAGTATTTAGACAGTATGGTTGGTCAAGTAATGCTAACAAGTAAAGATAGAACAGAATTAATTAATAGTTTAAATGTTAGACAGAACGGTAAATTGTTAAGAAGTTTAGATAGTTTAAATTCTGCATTGAGGGAACAAAGAATTGGATTTTATATTGAACAGTTTCAAACTAGCAGAATGATTGACAATAAAAAGAAGAATTTTAAAAATGCTTGGCGAGTTTTAAGGTTGGTCAACAAATAAAGCGGCAGAATGAATTTGATACAGTGAGAGAAAATAATGTATATTTATCGTTAAATATGTGTTTTACCCCCTTATTTGGGTGTTAAGCTCTATATAAGCTAGACACCCAAAAAGGGTGGTAAATATATAAAAATTGATTAAATCGTAACAGTGAACTATATAATATACTATATTAGATAATTGTTACGAAATTGAGTGTAATTTATGTAATGATGGGGGGGTATTCCTTAATAGATATATATTAGAGAACCCCACCCCATTGTATAACAAAAAGGGACAAATTTATATTGTAGTTGCAAAAGTTTTAAAAATAAATATAAATAAATTTCATTGGACTTGCGTAGCAAGGACAATGCCCCTCGGGAGAGACCGTCGGTAGACATATCAACAGTTAAATAAATATATTAAACAAATTAGGACTAGGAAATTAACTCTTAGTCCTTTTTATATGTAAAAAATAATAAATAAGGAAGGTGAAAAGATGTTATTAAAATTTAAGATTAAGGGAGATTTTGACATCGCATAAACCTACTAAATTTTACAAATGAACATCGTGCTTATGAATAGGGAATATTTAGAGAAAATTAAAAGGGATTATCCATGGATCTGGGATAAAGAAAATGAATATTATCTGATAATTTCTGACGATATGGATTCGCTACTTAGTGCAATCTGTCTAATGTCACATAGAGATAATATAAAAATCGGGGGATTTCTTGATTATCGAGAAGGATTTTACATAAAGAAAGGATTAGAAGGTAAATTAACAAAGGACAATATAATTTGTATTGATATGAGTCCATGCGAAGATGGCATAAAGTCTATTAGTAATCATGTTACAAGACGATTTGAGGGTGAGGAAGTTAATTCACAAGATATTAATTTAAGTAATATGGATGGTATAAGTCCTAAAAATTACTTTCACAAATATAACTTGAATACATTTATATTGATATATTCATTGTTAGGGCTGAAACCTTCAAGTGAAAAGGCGAGTGCATTAATGTTAATGTTGGATAGTGCCTATTTACCATTTTATGCTAGTAAGTCATATCAAGACTCATTTACACAGAAACATTATCTTTGTGATGTATTGGATTTAGAAGAAGTTTGGCAGGTGCAAGAAAAGATAACTAAAACAGAGTTTATAAATGCTAAAGCATCTCTAGGGTTATCTACTAAAATTTATGTTGATGATGAAGGAGTTAAAACGGCAGATGATAAAGTTGATTTAGAAGGCATCTGTGAAATATTAGAAATTGATTATAAGCCAGAGCAGTTGCATGGCTTTTTTTATTTGACTAAATTAGTAAATACAATTACAAGACATATAAATGTTAGGGTTATTAATAGAGAAAATATATTAGGTCTTGCAGTGACTAGGCGAGATACACAAAAAATATGTTGGGTTGAAGGAGGAATTGGATCGTGTATATCTCTAAAAGAGAATTAGAGAATTTAGGTAAAGTATTAAGTAAGGTTGATATAAGAAGTTTAAATAAAGAAGAATACAAAAGTTATAACCAGATGCAAAGGGTGGTAACAAATAGGGTTAAACCTACTACAATTAAAAGAACTACAGTAAGAAAAGCTAATGTTATATTGTCTAATTTGAAGATTAAATAAAGTGGTTGATAGATAGGGACAAGGAGCAAAAACCGCTCCTTTGTCCTCTTTTTGTGAAGGAGTAGTAGAAATATTACTCTTTTGACTTTTTTGCAAGAATTAAGTCACAGAGTTGGGGTTTAGCCGACCCTTTCTCACCTTCTTTGATATATTGCCAGAAATGGCTTTATATATATTAATGATGCGTTTTTTAGCTGTAATCATTATGTGGTAGTCCTAGTGTGCAGGTTCGAATCCTGCCCCTCCTAAAGTAAGAAACTAGGTATCCGCATCAGGTGAAATTCCTGCCCGCCATCCCTCGGAGAAATAATAAGGTTGGCAATACGATATTGTGTAATGAGTATTTTACTTATTGCATAGTGATCTGTCCTTTCCTCATGAGTTTAGAGAGTAGTCGGTGATTACTCTCTATATTTGTGGGGTCAATAGTTAAATAGAAAATTAAATTTGAGGGGGTTAAATAATATGTCATTAGAGAAATTAGAAAAGAAAGTTGAAGAAAGAGCAGTTAAACCTAATGTGGGTGAAGCATTTGAATTAAAAATTGAAGAAAATCGTGATTTAAAGAAAATATCTTCTTCTGTGGATGCAGTGTATAGGTTAGTAGACAACACGACAAGGCGTATAGAGAGAAGTTTATTGGAAATTAAAAATAAGCAAAATTTAATAATTAAATTATTAGAAAGTGAAGGTTTGGATTTTGAAGAATTACAAAAGCAAGAAGAAATTAAACAACTTGAAAATAAATTGAAAGAGTTGAGAGGTGAGTAAGTTGTTGGGAGAAAATAAAGAGCTTTATCAAGCAATATTAGACGATATAACTGATAGAACAAATGGCGAGTGGGATAGAATGTCGGCAACAGAACGTCTAGCCGTTGTGATGATAATGAAAGAATTCAAGAAATCTATTGATAGATATATGCAACAGGAGTATTACAAAATAAAAATGTGGGCGAGTTTAGATGTAGATGATATTTTACTAGATGTAAAAGAACCAGACTTGACAAGATGGAAAGATAATAGTTTTCAAGAACAATTTGAGAAATTGATGAGGGGGAATTAGAGTGATAAAAACATTTGAGGATGCACTTGATATGTGTGACTATGATATAAAAGTAAAATTTGCATATCTTGATAATTTGCTTTGCGATTTAGACGATGATATAAGCGAAGTATTTGAAGAGATAGCATATGCAGAGGTAGATGAGGAAATCTGTAATAGATTGATAGAATCCGATTTTGAAGATGAGAGAGAAAGGTTATTTAAAATTAATCAAAGACAAATGAAGTTAGCGGAAGAGTTAGATTATCTTCAGGTTAAATATGACATTGTTGAGGATTTATATGAGGAAGTGTTGTTTAATATATTAGCTAATATAGATTAAGGTGGGTGCGAATATGGAAGAAAAGAGAGAGAAGTCAGAGTTGTATTTTGTTACATCACCATATTTAAATGCTTATTTACTAAGCAAGGGATTTGAGATGCAGAGAGTTGCAAAGCTAGACAACGAAAAGATTGCATTGTTTTATAAAAATACTGATGAATTGCATAATTGTATAAAAGAGTATAGGGCAAACAAAGAATTATATAATTACATAAGTGGATATAGAAAAGTAATAGATATGTTTAGGTTATTTAAGCAACAAGAACAAGTTAAGGAAATGACAGAATTACCATTTGATTAAGGAGTTGAGTTTATGAATGATGAGCAGTTTCAGGAATATAGAGACACTCTACATAATGCATTAGAGGAAGTTATTATTAATATTGACGAGAACAATAAAAAGCAGTTACATAGATTAGAAGATAAAGTTGATAAAACTAATAGGGATCTGGACAAGTTAATAGAGTTGTTAGAGAAATTATTATAAAAAAGGGGCTGGAGTTAATGAAAGAGTTTGTGGGAGTTGTATTAGAAGAAATAAAGGGAATTGTTAAAAGCAATGGCAGAAATATAGCGGATAATTCACTTAGAATTATGACTTTAACAGATAAAGTTGATAATATAAAAGAAGATACTAAAACAATATCAGAAGTAATTGCAGATATGCAAAGTGATGTGAATACTTTATTAGATTTAAATTTACAAATGAAAGAAAATATCGAAGAACAAAGAAAATGCAATCAGGAAATAAGGTTATTATTTGAGAAATTTATTGATAATCATAAAGAAATTAGTAGAGATATAGACAATTTAAAAAGATTGGATAGGGAAATTTGGGGAGATAGAAAAGTAGGTGCTATGTAATGGACACTTACGAAGTATTATTGGTTGAAAGAGATAGCGATGGCAATAGTACATATTATATAAGATACTATAATAATGGTCTGGAGTGGAAAGGTATAGATTTAAAGTTGGATGAGTGGGGTTTTGAGAACTTTATAACTGGAAAGGTTGAGGTTTAATTTTAAGCCCATATAGAGTTTAGAAGGTTGCAAGATATTGCAAGGGGATAGTGCATATATGTAGTAGTTATAGTAATATATATGGATATATATAGTGTTGTTTTAAGGGGTACTTACATAGGGTGTGTAAAGGAAAAACCTTGATAGTAAACATGGAAAATAGAGTAATATTTGAGTATATTAAAGTAGTTGTACATATTGGAATTAGTAGGTTTGAAGTATGTTTATATGTGAGTGAAATGATTGATAATTTATTGGGAAATATAGATGCGAAGTCAAGCAAGTGTTATCCAAATTAAGACGGGGGTGATTGAAATGATTAACTTAAGTGATAAAGAAAGAAAAGCAATTGAACTTGTTCTGGAAGGTAGATTGAATAGAAGTGAGATAGCAGAAGAATGTGGATATGCTAACAGATCAAGTATATATAAAATATTACAAAAAGAAGAAGCTAAAGAGTATATGCAACAAATAGCAGAGCGTTCTGTTAGTGAAGCAGTTGCAATACTTAAAGCTAATGCAAATGAAGCGGCTAGAAACCTTGTTAAGATTGCAAGTGGTGATATTAAAGCAGAGGATAAACAAACGGTATACGCCTTACTACAAGCCATTAACAGTGTATTAGAGAAATCAGGACTTAGTAGTAAGAATATTACTCTTAATGATTTAAGAGAAAAAGAAGCCAATGTATCTGATGAGGATATATTGACCGCTATAGATGAAGCCAGAGAGGAAGATTTAGACAATGTAATAGATATAAGAAAAGCAAAATAAGTTAATAGAATGGAAATTTTAAAAGGTTGAATACTACTTAATTACCTTTAGTAGTATTGGGATAATTAGCTATAAGTATTGATATTACTATATTCCATGGTATATTACAAATTATTTAATGTTTATCTATTGACTTGAATACTACTTAATGATATTATTATACATAATAAGTAATATTCATTGGAGGGGTAAATATGAGTAATAAACCTAAAGAGGTTGAACCATTTAAGAATATTAAAGACATAGAAAAAATTAAACAATACTTAAAAGGTAAAGATAATTTAAGAGATTACACAATATTTACAGTTGGGATTAATGTTGGACTTAGAGCAGGGGATTTATTAGCTTTAAGATGGTCAGATGTTTTAGAAGGTAATAGGATAAAAAAGACCGCCTATATCATTGAAGAAAAGACAAAGAAGGGTAAGGATATAGAATTTAATAAATCCTCTAGAGAAGCCCTACAAGCCTTTAAGGATACCTTTGATAGTGTAGATCTAGATGATTATATCTTTACAAGTAGAAAAGGAAATGAACATTTGCAAGTTAGAAGTTTGCATAGGATTATTAATGATGTAGTTAAAGAATTGAAGATAAAAGGAAATTACGGTACTCATAGTTTGAGAAAGACATTCGGGTATCATAGATATAATAATGGAATACAATTAGAAACATTGCAAAAGATTTTCAATCATTCTACACAAAGTATGACATTAAAATATATTGGAATTACAAAAGAGGTCATACAGGATGCCTACAATAGCGTCAATCTATAAGACAGTGATTAAGTTCACCGTCTTTTTTTATGTCTATAGGTAGGGTGTGGGGGTATTCTAAATGGGATTAGGTGATATCCCCGTTAGCCGACAACTTAGAATTTTTTGCAATTTTCCAAGCCCTTTTGTAATCTCTATAAATTTTCTACCAATTTTCTAGGACTTTTTTATAACTTCATCTTCAAATAATGTTATAATGAATTCAAATATTAATATAGGAGATGAAAATATGAAAATAATAAGCGAAGATATCACATTAGAAGATATAATTAACTTTGTACATAAAGTAAGTTTTAATCCATTGGAGTTAGACGATGGAAAAGGGAATGTAGTAATGATTCATGGTAAACGTGGAAAAGATTTAATAGTGTTAATTAAGAATCGTGAAGATTTGGAAGATTATCAGGAGAATGTTTTAAAGAAAACTATCACAAATGGATTTTTGATGAGGGAGAAAATTAGAGGGACATTATTTCACGAATTATCCATAGTGGAAGAAACTATCACATTTGAAGATTGGATGAATGGATGGACTGAAGAAGAAAGAGAATTATATTCTAATCAATATAGACTCGAATATGATGCAATAAATGAACCTTTTAAAATTTACGGGGAATAATGTTATGAAATTTAAACTCAAACGTTTTTTAATCATATTGAATGTAATGCTATTCATAATTCTTGTAATTCAACTAGCTGATAATACTTTATACCTTAAAGATATAAAAACAGAGTTTATAAATGCCTTTAGTGAGGATTATGTAGTAAATATACATAAAATGAGAGAAGGTAAATTTGTAATATTAGCAACAATTCCAGAAGAATTATATAGGGAAATGGATTATACTGAAAAGGTGAATCAATTTAAGGATAGCTTAAGTAAGTATAAAATCAATCCAGATAAAGTTAATAGGATAGTGTTAAATGTGGGGTATCATGGCAAAGATACTAAATACATACAAAGTACAACAGATATAGATTTAAGATATATAAATCAAAAATCCTTTGACTAAAATAGAGTATTAATATAATCTTTCTATTATAGGAATAAATTTATTATTGGAGGAATTAAGTATGGAGAATACTTTTAAAGAAGATTTTGAAATAGTAAAAAATAAAAATATTAGTAAGTTGATAAAATTAGATAAAATGTTAAAAAAGATTAATAATACAGTTTGCAGAGGAGAAGTCAACATAATAGATAAGGATAGAAACTTATTGGCTCAAACACATTATGAATACTTTAAAATTGCTATATTGGAAGATATGGTTCTTTTAACGAGATACAACAATGAAATTGAAATAGAAACCAAAGATACGACGAGAATTCACACCAATAATATCACTAGATATAGGATAGATACTACTTCATTGACATTAGAAGGAGATTTAAATGACAATACAATTGTTAATATACTAATAGTTGTAAAAGACCTTGATTAATATTTGTCGAAACTTGCGATAAATAATTAAAGGAGTTTAATCCTCTTTTGTCTAATTGTATATATGTAAGTATTTATATTAGATGAAAGGGGAAAGGGAAATGGATAAAATCAAGTGTATGAAGAAGGTAATAGAAGTAATGTTAGATGGAAAAGAGCCAAAATATCTAGATTTTGAAGAATATATACCAGAGACACAAGATTTTGCTCAATTGCTTTATGAAATGCAAGAAAATGGTTATATAAAAGGGTTTGATTTTGCAAGAGCCAAAGGGAAGCCATCGATACCTTTTATAGATAAAGATGCTAAAGTAACAGATTTGGGAATAAAGTTCTATAAAAACTAAATAGCATCAACAATTTGAACCTTTAATAGGTTCTTTTTTTATATTTATATATCTTAAATAATCTCATCATAATTGATAATTATAATTAAGCAACTAGCGTGAAAGTAGGTGATATATGGAATGGCAGATTTAGTAACAACTCAAGAAGATAGAAAGTTATTATATAAATATTTATCTGAAATGTATGGAGATAAACAAGCTGAAAAACTAATGTTGAAACATAAAAAGAATTTATTTGGCTATCATGGTTTGGCGTGGGCAGTAGGTAGAAGAAACTTAGAATATTTTTCATTATACTTCTTATCTAATGTTTATCTTGCAGAGGGAAATGCAGAAATTGCTCCTATTCATTTTGAAATGTGGGATGAAATCAATAGTATGGTACTAAATAAGTCCCATGATAAACAAGTTTATATCCTTCCTAGAGGTACTGGTAAATCCTTATTTGGTTCTTTGGCTACCTCCATCTGGGTAAGTTTATATAATCATAAAACCTATACTGTTATTGCAAGTGCTATTGGAGATACGGCAGAAACCTTTATAAGAAATATTAAAATGGCGGTTGATGGCAATAAGAGAATAGAAGAAGCATTTGGTCAAATGTATGACACTAGAAAGTATATAAACAATAGTGAAAAGGTGGAATTTGCAAATAGGACTATGATACAAAGTATAAGTGCAGCTTCAACATTAAGGGGTAAGTCATACAATAATAAAAGAATTGAATTATTGCTATTGGATGATTACCAGAAGGATGATGAAGTTATGACAGATGAACAAAGGGAAAAGAAATGGAAAAGGTTTAGTGATGATGTCAACTATGCAATGCAAAAGGACAATAGCACTATGATTGCAGTTGGTACTATACAACATAAAGAATGTTTCTATAGTAGATTAACTAAATCTCCAACATGGAAAACTAAGCAAGAAAAAGGAATATTAGTTGATGATGTAGATGAATTATTTAATAGTGGACATTGGGAAGAATTTAAAAGGCTATTAACTGATAAAGATAATGATAATAGACTTGATTATGCTAAAGAGTATTATCTACAGAACAAAGAAGAAATGCAATACCCTTTATTATGGCAATCATACTGGGATTGTTTAGATATTGCCCTACAATATTATGAAAATCCTATTTCTTTTAAACAAGAGATGCAAGGTGATGTAGATAGTATAGGGGAAAAGAGATTTAAAACTATAATTACAGAGTCGGCAGAAGTAATTGAAAGCCATGATTTTAAGAAAACTATGTTATGTGTTGACCCTGCGGGAAGTGGAACAAAGGGTAAGAGGGATTACTATGCCTTTGTGGTTGGATCAGTTGCAGATAATAAAGTTAAGTATATAAGGAAGGGCGAATTATATAGGTTTGATTTTGATGAGTATCTGAATAAGATACTTTTTTATTTGCGTACATATACGGATATTACCCATGTATTTATAGAGAAACAAACTTATTCAGGTGGAGATGTTATCAGGTTAAAAGAATTATTAAAAGAAGATAGTGAGTTAATGGCAAGGAATATAACTATAATCAATGACCATCAACGAATGAATAAAGATGCAAAAATTAATTTAATCGTTCCAGATGTGAATATGGGAAGGCTTATCTTTAATGAAGATGATAGTGAAGCACTAGAACAATTATCAGATTTTGCAGGTGTTGAGTATTCATTACACGATGACTTTCCTGATGTGGTAGCTCAATTTAGTTTAGAGATAGACAAGCTAAATAAACAAATTCAATCATTAAAATTCTTTGATAGAAGTTTATTATTTTAGAAAGTAGGTGCATATATTGGATAATTTTAAAGTAACAGAAAAAATTATATTAGAATGTTTAAAAGAATTAGATAAAAATGCAATAAGGTATCAGAAATACAAGGATTACTATGAGGGTGATATTGGTGTAATATTTAAAGATTATACTATGCAAGATTCAAGAAGTAATATGAAAATCCCTTTTAACTTTTGTAGAAAATTTGTAGATGTAGAAACAGGTTATTTGTTAGGTAAGGATATAAATTATATATCTAAAAGTGGAAATCAAGAAATCATAGATACTATTGATTATCACATGACACACTGGGTTCAAGAACATGATATATTGCTTAGAAAATCAAGTGAAATATATGGTATTGCATGGGAATTAAACTATGTAGATAGAGATGGAGATTTTAAAGCTACTGTATTAAATCCATTAAATTCATACATATTAGAAGATGGAACAGTTGAAAGAAATGCAATCATGGCTATATATAAATATCAAAAAAGGTTTGATGATAATGAATATATAGATGTATTTGTAGATAATAGAATTATTACATATATAGTAGATGGAGATAGTTTAAAGAAGATAGATGAAAGAACACATATATTTGATAGAGTTCCAATAATTAGCTGTCCTGCAAATAGTGAAAGACTATCAGGTTTTCATGATATTATTCCATTGGTTCAAGCATTTAGTCATCTAAATTCAGATTTATGTAACGAGGTGGCAGACCATAGAAACGCTTATCTACTTATCGAAAATGCAGAGTTACAAGAGGACGATTTAGCAAGAATGAAAAAGGCGGGTATAATTCAAGTTCCACAAGGGGCAAGTGTAAAATGGTTAATTAAAGACATCAATGACGATTTTGTTCAGAATGAATTAAATTTACTCGAGAAAAAGATATATGATTTATCTGACCAAGTAAACTTCAATGAAAATTGGGCAAGTAATACATCTGGACTAGCATTAAAGAATAAATTATTAAACTTAGAAAACAGAATAGCACTTAGAGAAGCAATTATGGAAAATGTAATTAAGCAAAGGCTAAGAAATTTCTTTGAATATATTAAAGTTAGAGAAGGTAAAGAATACAATTATAAAGATATATCTGTTCAATTTACCAGAAATTTACCGACCGATTTAGCAGGTTTAGCGGATATGGTAACTAAGTTAAAAGGTACTGCATCAGATGAAACATTATTAGCTCAACTTCCATTTATTGCTAATCCTACTCTTGAATTAGAAAAGAGAAGGAAAGAACAAGAAGCAGAAATGTTAGACTTAGAAAAAATAACAGATGATTTAGCAGATAAATATAATTTAGGTGATTAAGATGTTCAAACAATTAGAGAAAGAAATATTAAAGTTGAGAATAGCAATTGAGAAGGAAACTAATAAAGATATTAAAAGAATATTACTAGAACAGAAAAAACATCTTGAAAGAGTAAGGCGTGATATTGGTTCTATCTATATGAAGTATGCAGATAGTGAAGGAAAGCTAGTTATAAATAGTCTAGATAGATTCAATATATTGAGGGAAATGGAAAAAAATATAATTAATATGAGTAGGGAATTAATCAAGAAAACTACAAATATAACTGATGAAGCATTGCTTAGGTCATATGTAGATGGATATTATAAAACAGCTCATATAATTAACAATGGTTCTAGTGTAGGTATTAATTACAAGCTACTTAGACCAGAGTTTATTGAGTCAGTTTTGAGGGCTAATTTTGAGGGAATGACTTATTCAGATAGAATTTGGAAGAATACGAATAATCTATACAGTAAGTTATATGACATTATTGGTAAAGGAATTACTGATGGAACTTCTATACAAAAATTAAGTAAAGAAGTTAAGAATGCCTTTGGAACATCAAGTTTTGAAGCCCATAGACTAGTAAGAAATGAATTATCAAGAGTAGTTTCTCAAGCTCAAGACCAGATATATCATGATAGTGGGGTTGTACAAGAATTAATGTTTGTAGCTACTTTAGATGATAGAATATCTGAAACTTGTCAAGGACTGGATGGGAATAGATATAAACTTACTGATAATTATCCTAAAATACCCGAAGATACTCATATAATGTGCAGGTCATGTTATGTTCCAATAGTTAGTGGAGACTGGAATCCACGAACTAGAAGAGATAATATTACAAAAGAAAATATCCCATATACAAAATATGAGGATTGGGCTGAACAAAATAATATTAGTTGATTAAGGCATCTTGATAAAGAAATCAAGGTGTCTTTTTCTATATAAAAAAATAATACATATTAGGGCTATATCATGCAAACTGAAAAGGGTGTAAGTATAGAACTAGAAAAGGAGAATGTGAAAATGGAAAAATTAAATTTACAATTATTTGCAGAAAATACAGAGGTTGAGGAAACTCAAACAGAGGAAACTCAAGCATCTGAAAAGGAGTTTGATATTCAATCAATTCTTAATAATCCAGAATTTATTAAACATATGGAATCATATGCAGATAAGAGGGTTACTGGTGCATTAACTAAAAAAGAAAAAGAGTATCAAGCACAACTCGAAGCAGAGAGAAAAAAAGCAAGTATGACACAAGAAGAGCTTCAACAAGAGAAGGAAAGAGAGTTATTAGAAAGAGAAAATCAACTAAAACAATATGAGTTAAAACTATCGAAATTGGATTACTTCAAAGAAAAGGGCTATAATATAGAACTTTTAGACTTTGTTGGTGGTACTGATGAAGAAGAAATTAAATCTAATTCTGATAAGTTAATTGAAATTGTAAATAAGGCAGTGGAGAAAGTAGTTCAAGAAAGATTAAAGAAGGATGCTTATGCTCCACCGACTACTCAAGTAGAAGGTAAATTATCTTTAGCAGATATGGAGAATATGAGTATAGAAGAAATTAATAAGATTTGGGACAAGGTAGCAAAATAGTCGTTTCGGAATTTAGACATTAAACAAATTACTAACTAAAAAACTAGAAAGAGAGTGATATTTTATGGCAATTACAACTTTTAGAAAAAATATATGGGAAGCAAGATTATTAGCGAATTTTCACAGTGTGAGTATAGCAGATGTTATTACTACTAAACCTGTTGATGTTCAGGGAGCAAAGATTATATTTAACAGAGTAGGTGCGGGAAGTGTTAAAGATTACGCAGGTACTATTGCATGGGATGAAATAACAACTACACCAATCGAAATGTTAATGGCTCAAAAGAAATATTTTGCTTTTAGCGTTGATGATGTAGATAAAATAGGTTTAGCAGGAGAATTAATTGATGCAACTGTTAAAGAACATTCAGATGTTTTAGCAGAAACTATTGACAGTGCAGTATTAGCAAAAGCAGTAGCGGGAGTTAAGGCAGCTCATAAGGTAGGAAGTGCTACTACTAAGAAAACTATTGCAAAGGTTACAGAAGCATATGACTATATAGTTGATCTAGGTACTTTACTAGGAAAAGCTAAAGTTCCTGCAACTGATAGATTTGTTGTTGTTAATAATGACTACCTAAACTTACTTCAAAAAGATGATAGATTTACTAGAAATCCAGAAGTTTTAGCAAATGGTATTGTTGCAAATGCTAAGATAAACGGATTTACTGTAATAGTATCTGAAGAAGTGGGAGCAGGTAAAGTTGTTGCATTACATAAATCTGCTATGGGATATGGTAAGGCGATTGATAATCTTGAGGCAATGAGATTACAAAGTGCATTTGCAGATGGAGTTAGAGGACTTTGTGTATATGATTCCGTTGTGTTAAGAGAAGATGCTATTGCAGTTCTTTTCTATGATGTAACATTGGCATAATCAAAATAGTTGAGGGGATTAAATTCCCCTCTTATTCTATATATAGGAGGGGATAAATAAATGTTAGAGTTATTAAAAGGTTTATTAAATATTACAGATACAAGTAAAGATACTGTATTAAATCATCATTTGTCTAAAGCTAAAAAATCTATTCAATCTTATTTGTGTTGGTCAGATGAAGAGTTTGCCTTAAATGAAGCTAAATTTCAAACTCAAATTGTAGATTTAGCAGTTTATTATTATCAAAATAGAAATAATGCGGGAGTGATTCAACAATCGCAAGGTAGTAGGTCACAAACCTTTGAGCGTGGAATTCCAAAAGAAATAATTCAGAGTTTGCCAATGCCAAGAGTGCAAATTATAGGATAAAAGGGGTTGGTGAAAATAAAAAAAGATTTAACTGGTAAAAAGTTCGGAAGATTAACTGTTAAGGAGAAAGATACTAAAAAAAACAAAGGAAGAAATTATTGGATATGCGAGTGTGATTGTGGGAATATCAAATCTATTCGTACTGATGCTTTAACATGTGGGCATACTAAATCATGTGGTTGTTTAAATAAAGAAACTCAATTCAAACCAATTCATGGTATGAAAAATACAAGACTATACAATGTATGGGGAGGAATGAAGAACAGATGTAGAAATAAGAATTCATCAGATTATGTAGATTACGGTGGAAGAGGAATTTCATATTGCAAAGAATGGGAAGATTTCATTCCTTTTTATAATTGGGCTATAGAAAATGGGTATGAAGAAGGTTTAAGTATTGATAGAGTTGACAACAATGGTAATTATGAACCTAGTAATTGTAGATGGACGACAACTAAACAACAAGCAAATAACCGTAGAACCAATGTGATAACAGAGTATAAAGGTCAGAAGTTTACACTAAAAGAATTATCAGAGAAACTTGATATTTCGTATTACACTGTGATATCAATGCGTGACAGGGGTGTTTTAAATGTTCTATGATAAAGAAATATCTATTTTAAGTGATAATAGTTATATGGATGATTACGGATTATTGGTTGAGGGTCAAAGTGAAGTAATTAAAACTATTCAATGTGATGTTCAACCTCATACTCAAAAAATGAATTATAGGGACTTTAGCTATGATAAAGACGCTAAATATAAAGTATTTTGTGACCCCGAAGAATTATTAAAACTAGGCACTCAGGTAAGCTATAAAAATAATATATATTATATAGTTGAAATCAAGGACTGGGATGATTATTTAATTCTGTTACTCGATGATAAGAAGGTGACATAATGACTAAAGGAATAACCATTGAAGAAGCTAAAAAGCAAATGCACGAAAAGGTGTTAAGAGCTATGAGGGAAGTAGGTTTTGAATTAGAAGCTCAAGTTAAGTTAGTAACTCCAGTTGACACAGGTGCATTGCGTAGGTCAATCACCAATAAAACAGAGGATAAAGGTGACATAATAGAAACAGAAGTCGGTTCTTATGGAATTGAGTATGCCTATATTGTAGATCAAAGAGTCCCGTATTTAGAAAGTACGGTTGATTCCAATTTAGAACAGATTAGAAGAAAGATAAGAGAGGTGTTGTCAAATGATTAAATTATTAAGGCAACATCTGTTAAATAATACTAAATTAAAATCTATGTTAGATAAAAATGATAGTATATTCTATATAGATAAGCCCGAAAAGAGAGAAGATAAAACTTATATAGTAATTAAAGATAAATTGCTAAGTGGAAGATATATTGAAGAATATCAATTAACCTTTCATATAGTAAGCCCTACTCCACAAGTGGTGAAAGATATAGAGAAAGAGTTAATATCTTATCTGAATGACCCTAGAGGAGAAAAGATTATTAAAAATGATGATACATATATAAGAAATATTCAAGTATTAAATGGTGGAGGAACTATAAGAACACCAGAAAATGACTACTTATCGGTAGTCTATTTTATTGCAAGAAAATAAATTAAAAGAAAGAGAGTGATTAATATGACATTACATTATCAAGAAAGTGATCCTATTATATTAGGTAAATTCATTGCCGTCTAGTATGGTGACATATTAGATTATCATCGGGCAATATCGGTGAAGTCCTCCAATTTTCATAGGATAATACCGAGATAACTTTATAGATTGCGTATGGCTATAAAGCATCGTAGAGCGTAGAAGGTGAATAAATATAATCCTTCCAAGAGTGTCCGACAACTCAAGTAGTTGAAAATGTACGCCGAACTTACACAATGGTAAAGTGTAAGAACATAGGGATAAAAAGCCTTATGGATAACAAAATTGAGTGGAGAATTATATTTAGGGAAAGTATTAAATCCAGAAACTGCAAAAGAAGAAGATATTACAACTGCACTAAAGAATGTCGGAGCAATTGAAAGTGGTGCAACATTACAATATAATCCAACAATTAAAACAATAAAATCTGCAAATAGAGGTACTATTGCATCTTTTGTTAGTGAAGAAGAGGTGAAATTCAATTGTGGAATTATGACATTTATATTAGACAATTTAGCAACATTAGCTCCTGCAGTAGTTACTGATGATAAAGCAACAGGAAAGAAAACGATTAAAATTGGTGGAAAAGGTTCATTACCAATAAACTATCTAAGATTTGTACATACAAAGAAAGATGGTAGCGGTACTTTAACAGTTAATATTTATAAAGCTCAAGCAACAAATGGATTCCAATTTACATTCGATAATGAAAATCCTTTAGTTACTAATTATGAATTTACTGCATTGTCAGATAACAATGGAAACTTAGTAGAAATAATTGAAACTTATCCAGTAGAAGAAGTATAGTATGGGCTATTTATTAGCCCTTTTTAGTTTAGTCGACTAAGTTAAAAAATAATAATATAAAGGTGGAATAGATAAAATGGCGAAAATAGTTGATTTAAGTGTATTGGTTCAAGAACCGTTAATTTTTACATTACCTAATAAAGAAGAGTTTAGAATTCCTGGGGAAGTAAATACCGATTTTGTTTTAAAAATGTACAAGCAACAAGAAGAGTTACAAAAGGCAGATGGATTTGAAGCACAATTAAAAGGATTACAGAGTATAGTTTTAACTATATTACAATTAGATAAATCTAAGAATATAAATCTGAAGTATATACAAGAAAATTTATGTGATATTAGATTCTTAAGAGTTATCATGGAAGAAATGATGAAACATATTAATGAGATTCAGAATGATGAAAATTTATAATCCCCAGAGTTCAAAATGGAACTGGAACAAATAGTAGTGGGAGATATAAAGAATCAGAATTTGAAATGATGAGACAAATTGTATATATAAGCACCAAAACCTCTATGGGATTTAATGAAATCCTACAGTTACCATATGCAATATTTTTAGGTTATCTAAAACAATTATGGGTGTTGCAAATGGAAGAAACACAAGAAGGAAGAGATGCATTATATAAAGAAAGTGCAATACATCAAACAGAACCAGATTTAGGAAGGTTAAGACAATTAAACGGTTATCAAGCGAAGGGAGTAGATTAATTTCTACTTCCTTTTTTTTTAAGTTTTAAGTAAAAGGATGTGAGAAAATGGCAAAGATAGATTTAGCAAGTTATATCGCCAAGATTGAATTAGACCAATCGGGACTTAATAAAGGATTAGACAGTGCAGATGGATTACTTAAAGGTAAAATAGGCGGTATGGTTAATTGGTCAAAGGTTGCAATTGCAGGAATGATTACAGGTGTAGTTGCAGGTATAGGTGTAACCATTAAAAAAGGTATAGATAGTTTTGTTGAGTTTGAAAATCAAATGAACACTGTTTATACATTATTACCTGATATGTCGGAAGAAGCAATGTCACAAATGGAAAGCCAAGTAAAGAGTCTAGCTAAAGAAATGGGAATATTGCCTAATGAAATAATACCAGGTTTATATGATGCAATAGGCTCAGGAGTACCCGAAGATAATGTATTCAATTTTATGGAGGTAGCAAGTAAGGCGGCTATAGCAGGTATAGTAGATACTGGAACAGTAGTAGACGGGCTAACAACTGTATTGAATTCGTATCAAATGGAAGCTACAGAAGCAGGAAAAGTATCTGATATATTATTCCAAGTAGTAAACTTTGGTAAAGCAAGTATGGAAGAATTAGCGGGTTCATTATCTCAAGTTACCCCTATAGCATCTAGCTTAGGTGTAAGTTTTGAAGATGTTGGTGGAGCATTAGCAACAATGACTTCTCAAGGTAATAGTACCTCTACATCAACCGTTCAATTAAGACAAATGCTAGTTGAACTATCTAAAGCGGGAGGACAAACGGCAGATTTATTTCAACAATTAGCAGGAAAATCCTTCAAAGAATTTATTGCAAGTGGTAACAATGTTCAAGATGCATTAAAGATACTTGAACAATATGCTAATGATAGCAATGTAGGTATAAATGATCTATTTAGTTCCATACAAGCAGGACAAGGTGCTTTATTATTAACAGGTGGAGCAACAGAAATGTTTACAGAAAATTTAAAAGAAATGCAAAATAGTGCAGGTGCTACAGAGCAAGCTTATGCAACAATGGATCAAGGCATAGGTAGAAGCATAGAAAAGATTAAAGTTGGTATGTCAGGATTAATACTTGACTTAGGTGAAACATTAGCCCCTGCCGTTGCTAGAGCAACAGATTACATATTAGAAGCTATGCCAACGATACAAAATATTATCGAAGCTACATTCAGAATTGCGGGAGAGGTAATAACAGTATTTGTGGGTGTGGTAGATTGGCTTGTAGAAAATATAAAGCAATTCGTTAGTGATAATGAAGCATTATTTACTAGTGTATGGGAGACTATAAAAACCATCTTTGATGCAATTGTTGAAACTGTAAATCTCTTTATTGAAGCATTTAAGATTTATTGGGATGCTTACGGTGAATACATAATGAATTATATTAAAATAGTATGGGATACTGTTTCAGGAGTATTTAAAGGTGCATTAGATACTATTAAAGGTATATTAAATCTTTTTATATCTGTCTTTAAAGGTGATTGGGATGGTATGGGTAAAGCTATAGGTCAAATCACCGATGGTTTATGGAAAATGATTAAAAGTATTTTTGAAGGTTCTATAAATTTTGTTAAAAATATTATGAATGCAGCTATATCGACATTAACAAATATAGCAAGAGCTATTATGGAAGGTATCTGGAACGCTTTTAAGAATGTGTGGGATAGTATTACTAGATGGATTGATAATTCATTTAGTGGAGTAGCTAGAACTATATCCAATTTTGGAAGGTCATTTTATAATGCAGGAGCAGAGATATTTTCAAGTCTTTGGGATGGTTTAAAAGGTGTGTGGTCAAATATTAGTTCATGGGTAAGTGACAAAGTTGATTGGATTGCAGATAAATTAGCATTTTGGAGAAAGTCAGAAAGTGAAATGAGTACAAGCAGTTCATCATCTTCTTCAAAGAAGTCTACTCCTAATTATAAAGGATTACCTAGCTATGCAGTTGGAACTCCATTTGTACCTAGTGACCAATTAGCTTTTCTACATAAAGGCGAGGCAGTAATTCCTGCAAAATATAATCCTTATAATGGTGGAAGTGGATTAGGTGGTAATGTTATAAATATACAACAGGAAGGTGTTACTTTAAAAGTTGAAGGTAATCTTGACAGAAACATATTGCCAGAAGTGAAAAAGATGATTGATAATGCAATGGGTAAATCCAATGAAAGATTAGTAGTAGAATTAAATAAATCAGGAATATTCCCTAATCGTGTTGGAAAGATTTAGGGTTACTTTTATAGTAGCCCTTTTTAATTTGGAGGTGAAAACTTGAATATACAATGGCAGAATAGCGAGAATGTAAAGATAAACAATACCAACACATCTGCAATTTTAGAAGATTCAAGTGAAGTTTTATCTTTCTTTGCAGATAAATATATAATAACTAAGTATCCAATAAAAACTGGTGATTTAGTTGAATATGCAGGAATTACATATATAGTAGTAAGTCAAATTGATAGAAATATAGAGAATAGAAAAGAGAATCAATATAATTATCGTGCTAGAATAAGACAAGCTGATTTTACTATAAAAATAGTTATTGATGGTAAGGTTGAAATTTTTCCTTCCATTATAGAAGGACAAACTTTTGATATTATTGAAAACAAAATAATAGATGTATCATCAGATAAAATAATAGTAACTCTCAAAGCAAGTGATATTTCAAATAAGATTATTAAGACTATGAGATTTATAAAACTAGGTGATGCGTGGAAAGTGGTAGGAGTAGATAAAACTAAATTAGGATTGATTATATTATTCTGTGATAGCGACTCAACTAGTCATTTAGATGATATTGAGAATGAGATAGCTAATGCAGATTTAATTAAAGATAATCCAGTTGAGCCAGAACCTGAACCAGAGCCAACAGTTGCAAGATATGAGGTTACACCAATTTTACAATATCAAGATGATACTCCTTACCAAATTTATTTCAATTCATGGCAGAAGTACACAATCAAGAAGTTTGTTGATGATGTTGAGGTTAATGGTAACTTTACCTTTGAATTGAGTAGTACCAAGGCAACTCTATCAGAGGCAACCAATAACTCATGTAAAGTAAGTGTAGCAAGTATAGTAGGAAAGTATGTTGCAAATTTAATCGTAACCGATGCAGATACAAATGAAATTGCCATTGAAAAATCTATAAATATAATGGGTAGATAGTCGGAAATGAGAATAGATAATTTGTGACCTTCAATCTGAAGGTAGCGGTTCAGTATGTGGAGTTGTGTGGTGTAAGACAAGGTAGTGCAATCCTCAATTAGGCGATTATCGCCCAATTGTGACCCAAGAAGAAGGTGGCGGTTCAGTACGTGGAGTTATGTGGACTGAAGCATGGTGAGAGACAAGATTTAAAGAGTGGACATAATGGCAACTCTTCTTTAACTTTAGAAGAAATTGCTACAAGTTTAGGAGTATCTAAGAGGGATTTGAGCCGTATGCTTGAAATAGAACGCAAACTCACTCCCAAATAAGCAGAGGAAGGTAGCAGTGCAGTATGTAGAATTGTGTGGAAATACTCATGGAGGTTCAAGACGCGATAATCGCACCTTGAGTTTTGATGAAAAAACACAAAGGGTAGGGTACAATCTCGACGTATTTTACCCTTTTTTCTGTTTCTGTACCATAGTGTTTTCAATGGGTGTAGAGGTTGAAAAAATGACAAAAAGTGAAAACTTCAAATAATGGGGGTAAATCGGGGCGATAATTTTTTCTGAATACTAAACTATGGCTACTCTTTTTAACCAAATTATCGTGTCTTAAATCGCCTTCTACATAGGATTTTAATTACATATTTTAAGTTAATTTTAGCACTTTAGATTAATTTCTGAAGTGTTTTTTGTTGTGTACATATAAAAAAGGGAAAAGTCATATAAATTACAAAGGGGGATTTTATGAATAAAGAAAATATGGACATGGTTACAGTTGATGAAGAAGTTGAAAAGGAACTAATAGAAAAGATTGATTTACATAACCGATTAACAAATGGATATAAACATAAAAATGGGATAAAAGTAAAAGCTACATTTAATGAGAGTGGCGATGATATTACTGATTGTTGGATTAGAATTTTAAGAGAGAAATTAAGAGATTAATTTTCTCTCTATTTTTTTGTTGAATAAAGGTTTATTATATAGTAAATTATATGTATAAGTATAATGCCAATGATGGAGCATAAAAAGGAGATGAAATTAATGAAAGATAAAATTTTAAATGTAGCTTTATATTGTAGATTATCAAAAGAAGATGGTGACTCTGAAGCTAGTGATTCTATAGAAAATCAAAAAGATGCTTTAACTAGATATGCAAATGAGCAAAACTGGAACATATACGATATTTACATTGATGACGGTTACACAGGTTTAAATATGGAAAGACCAAATTTTCAAAGACTTATTAGAGATATAGAAGATGGATATATCAATGTCATATTAGTTAAGAATCAAAGTAGGATTAGTAGAGATAATGCGGAAGTAGATATATTTCTAAATAAATATCTAATAGAAAGAAATGTTAGATGCATCGGTATAATAGACAAACTAGACAATATGGATAGAACAACTAAAAAATCTAGCCAAATTAATGGACTTGTAAACGAATGGTATTCAGAAGATATTAGTAATAATGTTAGATTAGCTCAAGATTCTTTAAGGTTACAAGGTAAATTTATTGGTTCACACTCTCCATACGGGTATATTAAAGATCCAGAGGATAAACATCATTTATTAGTAGATGAAAATGTTAGAGATATTATAGTGAAGATATATGACTTATATTTAGATGGATATGGATATGTAAAGATAGCTAAGACATTAAATGAAAAAAATATTCCTTGTCCTGCCGAATATAAAGAAATATTCAATTACAATAGAGAAAAAATAAAGAAATCACAATGGAGTTATCATACTGTTAGGACAATATTAAAAAATGAGGTATATGCGGGTCATATGGTTCAGAAAAAAACTACTTCATTAAGCTATAAGACAAATAAAAGAGTTGATATACCAGAAGATAAACAAATAAGAGTTTTAAATACTCATGAAGCCATTATACCACAAAGTAAATTTAATTTAGTGCAAGATATGATGTCTAAAAACATATATACAAAACCTACTGGTGGGGGTAAGAAAAAACATATTTTAGCAGGTTTAATGTACTGTAGGGATTGTGGTCGGGCTATGAGATATAGAAATGATAGCAAAACTTTTAATTGCAACACATATATAGTTTATGGTGGAGAAGCGTGTACTCCACATAAAATAAGACTAGATGATGTATTAGAGATAGTATTAGAAGAAATTCAAAGTATATCTAGGTTGTATGTAGAAGTAAAAAGGTTGAAATCAGATTATGATAAAGTAATGAATACAAAATCAAAGAGAGATAATACTAATATAAGACTATCAGTGGAGCAAAAAAGATTTAATGAGGTTGAAACCTTGCAGAAAAAATTAGTTGAGAACTTTCTTTTGGGAAAAATTGATGATGATATATATAATAAGATGTTAGATGATTACAGGAAAGAAAAGGAAGAACTATCAAAAAAAATAGAACAATTGAGAAAAGAAAGAGAAGAACTTCAATCAATAATTACACAACATAATGATTGGTCAAGTGTATTTGAAAAGTATGTGAATATAAAAGAATTAGATAGAACAATAATTAACGAATTAATAGATAGAATAGATGTATCAGAAGATGAAGAAGGAGAGTTGAGCATATATATCAACTTCAAGCATAAAAACCCATTTATGGATGATATAAATATGTATAAAGATTATATCTCGGTGGGGTGA